AGATAGATGAGACAATATTAAAGACCATTGATATTCCAGAAGCTAAACTATTAATAGATTTCTTTTTAATTTCTAAAAGAATTGTAATGATTAACGCATGGGTAGATGCGGTACAGAAAGATGGGAGGGTACACGGTAAAGTAAACAGTTGTGGAGCTATCTCAGGAAGAATGACACACTTCTCGCCTAACATGGCACAAATACCAGCAAACTATTCTAAGTGGGGTACGGAGTGTAGGGAACTCTGGATAGCAGAGGAGGGGAATATTCTAGTAGGCTGTGATGCTAGTGGTTTAGAACTCCGCATGCTGGCACATTATATTAATGATAAGGATTTTACAAATGAGATACTTAATGGAGATATACATACCTATAATCAGCGACTTGCTGGAATTGATACAAGAGACAAAGCTAAAACTTTCATCTATGCCTTCATCTACGGTGCAGGAGATGGAAAGCTGGGACAAATTATTAAAGGTACTAAATATGATGGAGCAAAACTTAGAGAACGATTTCTCCTTGCTCTACCTAAACTTGAAAAACTTGCAAGAGCAGTTAGATACGCTACCAAAAAAGGATATATTAAGGGATTGGATGGAAGAAAACTTTACCCTCGATCCCCGCACTCTTCATTAAATCTACTACTGCAAAACGCAGGTGCAATCATTATGAAGAGGGCATTGACTTATTTAAGCGGAAGTGATATAATCAAGGATCAGAAAGGTTACTTTGTAGGGAACATCCATGATGAGATCCAAATGGAGGTGGAGAAGGGGTATGAGGAACAGCTGGGGAGGGAGGCTATACAGGCTATTATTAAGGCTGGAGAAAACTATGACTTAAAAATCCCACTAGGAGGGGAGTATAGCATAGGTCACTCATGGAGTCAAACACATTAACACACCTAGCAACAAGGAGAATGTAATGGAAGTAACTACAGTAGCAAAAGATATATTATCTTATCTCGATCAAATAGGTAAGGGGGAGAAGGTGGAATATAACCCCGCAATAATAGATGAGTTTGGTAAGAAATGTGGTGAGGTAATAAAGCAAGCCTTGAATAGAGGCTTACAAGATGAGACTAAACTTCGCTTCAGTAATATAGGTCAACCCAAGAGAAAGCTATGGTACAGAATACATGGTCATAAAGGTGAGGCTTTACCTGGCTCCGTAATACTTAAATTCATGTATGGTCATCTGGTTGAGGAGCTTGCGCTGTTATTTGCAACCCTGTCTGGACATAAGGTTACAGATCAACAGAAGGAGGTCACACTAGATGATGATGTTAAAGGACATATGGATTGTAAGATAGATGGTGTAGTAGTAGATGTAAAGAGTGCTAGTCCTTACGGCTTTAAAAAGTTTAAAGATGGTACTCTTCATTATGATGATGCCTTTGGTTACATCCCCCAGTTAACTGCATATGAGACAGCAGAAGGTACAGAGGGTAGTGGATTCCTCGCTGTTGATAAAGTCTCTGGTAATATATGCTTTCATCAACCAGAAGATAAAGATAAACCAAATGCGTATGAGCTTCTAATGGAGGCGCAGGCTTTATATGATATGGAAGAGCCTCCAGAGAGATGCTACGAGACTAAGATAGATAAGCTAGGTAATGAGGAGTTGGAGGTAGGCTGTTCTTATTGTAATCATAAATTCGATTGCTGGAAAGATGCTAATAATGGTAGAGGCTTGAGAATATTCCAGTATAGTCGGAAGAGGGTGTACCTAACAGAAGTTAATAATCAACCCAAGGTACTGGAAGTATTTCATTTTGAACAAGGTTAAGGTTAAACCTCTAAGTGCGAATAGAACCTATCGGGGTACACGCTCCAAAACCTATGACTATAGGAAATATGAGAAGGAGCTGTTAGCGGCTCTACCTAATATTAAAGTAGCTAAGAGGGGGAACTTAAAGCTAGATTTAATAGTGCATTATAGTAATCCAAGAGCAGATATTGATAACTTCATTAAACCCTTTCTGGATATACTACAAAAGAAATATTCTTTTGATGATAACAGAGTATACTTGCTAACTGCAACTAAGGAGATCGTACCTAAAGGCGAGGAGGCTGTATCGTTTAGTCTTAAAGCAATACGAAAAAAGAAAAAATGAGCTTAACTATAGAAGAATTAATTGAGATAGTGGGAGAGAGATATGATCCAGACCTACTGATAGAGGTGATGCAAATAACCTCGGAGGAGATATTAGAGAGATTTAAAGATAAAGTTGAAGAAAACTACGATAAATTTGAAGAGACGGAGGGTAATAATAATGAGACATCAGGCGAAAATCATATGGGAGAAGCGTAATCTGGAAAAGCAACTCTTCCATGGGGTTTATAAACCTAAGAAGGAGATAAGCAGGAAGAAACAGATGAGGAGAATAACACCAATCAATACAGAGGATGCATGGCTAGACTACCAAGAGGAAAAGAATGAAAAAGGAATTTAAAAATAGCTTCGCAGAGAATATCTTTAAACAGAAGTATGCCCTACATCAAAACGAGAATTGGCATCAGCGTTGCTTGACCATTATTGATGATGTCTGTGGAACAAGAGAGGGTACACAGAGAGCATTGATGTCCGATGAGGATAGAGCAGAGCTAGTAAATATGATGACGGAGCAGAAATTCCTACCGGGTGGGAGGTATATTTATTATGGTGGTAGGGAGGCAAAGTTCTATAACAACTGCTTCCTGCTCAGAGCAGAGGATGATAGTAGGGAGGAATGGGGTTCTCTTGCTCAGAGAGGGACGAATTGTCTAATGGTAGGTGGAGGTATAGGTGTGGATTACTCCCGGCTAAGACCAGAAGGGAGGAGCTTAAAGAGGACAGGAGGGATTGCATCAGGTCCAATCCCACTCATGCAGATTATGAATGAGATAGGTAGGAATGTTATGCAGGGTGGGAGCAGGAGATCCGCACTGTACGCCAGTTTAAATTGGAAACATGAGGATATTCCAACCTTCCTATCAGTTAAAGATTGGCATAATAAGAATGTAATAGATAAGTACACACTAAAAGATGTAAAGGCGGATAACTTTAACTTCCCCGCCCCACTTGATATGACTAATATCTCTGTTAATTATGATACGGAGTGGTTGGAGGGGGAGGATAGGTTAACAGAGACATTTTTACAGAATGTGACTCAAGCATTAGAGACAGGTGAGCCAGGGTTCTCATTTAATTTTAATGGGAAGGAGGATGAGACATTACGCAACGCCTGTACAGAGGTTACCAGTAAAGATGATAGTGATGTTTGTAATTTAGGGAGTGTGAATCTTGGAAATATTGAGAGTAAGGATGAATTCAGAGATGTGGTTACGCTTGCCACGAAGTTCCTTGTCTGCGGTACTATTCGAGCAGAATTGCCATATGGGAAAGTGGCGGAGGTGCGAGAAAGGAATAGGCGATTGGGTTTGGGTCTTATGGGAGTCCACGAATGGCTCCTTAAACGAGGAGGAAGATATAATGTTACGGAGGAGTTACACGAATGGTTAAAGGTGTACAGAGATGAGAGTGAGAGAGCGGGTAAGGAGCATTGTGATCACCTGTTTATATCCCACCCTGTTGCTTTTCGCGCTATCGCTCCAACTGGTTCCATTGGCATTCTTGCTTGCACTACTACTGGTATTGAACCTCTATTTGGGGTAGCATACAAGAGGAGATACCTAACAGATGGTACTAGATGGAGATATGAGTATGTTGTGGATGCTGTTGCAGAGCATATGATACAGGAGTATGGATTGAAACCACACCGTATAGAGAGCGCGTTAGATTTAGCCGGGGATTATGAGAGACGGATAAAGTTTCAGGCTGACATACAGGACTATGTTGATCAGGCTATAAGCAGTACGATTAACCTGCCTAAGTGGGGTACGGAGGGGAATAATAAGGAGTTAATACTCCCCTTTGCTAAGACATTAGCGAAGTACGCACCCCGATTAAGAGGGTTTACCTGCTACCCCGATGGGAGTAGAGGGGGTCAACCACTAACTAGCATACCCTATGAGGATGCTATTAAACATAAGGGGGTAATATTTGATGAGGTTGATATCTGTGACATCACCGGGGGAGGGGGAGGCTGTGGAGCTTGACTTTTTTGATGATGAACCTACACTGGTAGAGGTGATGTGGGAGGATGTGGAGACGTATGCGGGATGGAATCCAGAGGCGGGTGATGTAGAACCCCCAGTATTTACTACTGTTGGTTATCTGGTTAAAGATGAGGAGCATAAACTCATCATCTCAGATACTAAGGAGGGGTTAGGTAATGTTACCGTCTTCCCTAGTGGGGTTGTATTAGAGGTGGTAGAGCTTGAGAGGGTGGAGGAGGAGGAGTAGGAGGAAGAGGATGAGTAGGAGTAATAGTTCTAGGTTACCGACATAAATTATTTAAGCGAATATACCTCTCTAGGTCGATCACCTCTTCCAGAGAGGTATATTCGCTTAACGTACCATACGGGCAGCTTCGGCTGCCTTTTTTGTTGCGGCTGGTGACCTCTGGTTATTCTTATCAGCCAATCTTACCAAGTATACCTGTTGGTTTGACTACCTATCTATCCCCCCAGCCTTCAGGATAGATAGCTTTCTTGAACAGAGCAACTGTGCGTGGACCACGGGTTTTGACATCTTTGAACCACTTGCTTTTTTCGGCTTCTTTGGCTACCTTGGCGTAGTCATCGTCATCCAGCCCTTCCTTCATTTTCACGAATTTCTTCAACTTCGTTAGCCCCATAAAAGCCATATCGACTAGACCCATCTGAACGGACTCAGGGCGTTGGTCAAACCTTGGATCATACAAACGAACGTCCTTGAAGGCTTGTCTGAGGCTGTGATTGTACATTAGCAGTTTCTCGTTCTGAGTAAGGTTACGCCCCCCGCGTACTGTGATGCCATTGCTGTCAACTACCCTTACCGATCTGATGTCTATGTTGTTCTCCTTCAGGAACTTTTTGTTATGAGCGGCGTTCAAGTTGAACCCAATCCCGGTTGTAGGCTGGGGGTTCTTGATTGTTTTGCCGGTTACTTTATCAACTACCGTTGAGGTATCGAGGTAGATATAATCCCTGTCCCCCTCGTTCTCCACCAGCATCTTGTAGTAGGCTTGAGCGCGAGCTTGTTGCGCTTGTTGCGCTTGTTGCTCAGACTCAATTTTAAATAAACCAACCACCTCATTCAAATCTTTTAATCCAGAACCCATGGAGGAACTTAAATTCTTCCCATAAGTTTCACGAACCACCTCATTCAAATCTTTTAATCCAGAACCCATGGAGGAACTTAAATTCTTCCCATAAGTTTCACGGAACATACCCCTTCTTCCTGGATCTGGTCCATCAGAA